TGGTCCTACCACTCAGACCGTCAACATCGACAAAGCCGTATTCACTGGATCCACAGCCGACCTATTGAAGCAGATCAAGCAGCAATAAACCATGGTAGATATTCTTGACTTTCGCCCCTACCTCGGCAACAAAAAGCTAAAGAGGATCGGGGTCAAACAGAGCATGACGCAGGATCAGGTGGATGAATACATTCGCTGCGCCCAAGATCCTGAGTATTTCATCAATCGTTATGTCAAGATCATCACCCTCGACCGGGGCTTGGTGAACATCGACCTGTTCGATTGGCAGAAGAAAGCCGTCACCACCATTAGCGATAGCCGACAGGTCATCATCAAGGCGGGTCGCCAGATCGGTAAGACGACTGTGACCGTGGGTGTCATCCTCTGGTACATTCTGTTCAACGAGGCGAAGACCGTGGCGATTCTGGCTAACAAGGCTAAGACCGCACGCGAAATTCTGAACCGTATCAAGACCGCATACGAGGAACTGCCGCACTGGATTCAGCAGGGTGTCCGCGTCTGGAACAAGGGTGACATTGAGCTAGAGAACATGTCCCGCGTCCTTGCAGACTCCACCGCATCGTCAGCCATCCGTGGTTGGTCGATCAACTTCCTGTATCTAGACGAATTCGCGTTCGTTCCAAACAACATTGCCGAAGAGTTCTTCACCTCGGTCTATCCTACCATCACCTCGGGTGAGACAGCCAAGATCCTCATTTCCTCCACTCCGAATGGCATGAACCACTACTACAAGATGTGGATCGACGCCGTAGAAGGGCGCAACGGATTCAAGACCATCGACGCCAACTGGCGCTCGGTGCCGGGACGCACCGCAGAGTGGGCAGAGCGGCAGAAGAAAGCCCTCGGTGAAGAGAAGTACATGCAGGAAATGGAATGCGAGTTCCACGGCTCGTCCGGAACTCTAATTTCGGGTCGCGTCCTCAAGACTCTGGCGTTTGTCAAGCCTGAAACCTTTGAGTCGATTGTGGGGCTATGCTTCTACGAGAAGCCACAACCAGCACAAAAATATGTACTGGTCGCAGATACTTCGCGTGGAAAGGGGCTTGACTATTCCGCTTTCGTGGTGGTAGATGTAACCGAGATTCCATATAGGGTAGTCTGCACCTACAAGGACAATGATATTAGTCCTATCCTGTACCCTTCCATCATTGCGAAGATGGCAAAGTGGTACAACGAAGCCTATGCCCTCATTGAAATTAACGATAACGGGCAACAGGTGGTGGACTCCCTGTTCGATGACTACGAGTACGAGAATATCCTGTCCACTCAGGTTTCGAAGGGTAAGGTCACGCTCTCTTGGGCAATGGGTGGATCCGGCGCGGCACGCGGTATTGTGACCACCAAATCGGTCAAGCGCCTCGGCTGCTCCCTCATGAAGACCCTGATCGAAGAGTACAAGCTAACCTTCCAAGACTTCAACATCATTAGCGAACTCTCGACTTTCATAAATAAGCGTAACAGTTACGAGGCAGATGAAGGGTCTAATGATGACCTAGTAATGTGCCTAGTTCTGTTCTCATGGATGACTAACCAACCGTTCTTTTCGGACCTCTGCAATACCAACATCAAGGAAAAGCTCTACCGAGAACAGATGGCACAGATTGACAATCAAATGCTCCCATCACCCATCTACAACGACGGTCAAGGTAATGCTGATACCCGATATGTTGAAGAAGGTTCGGTGTGGGAGATAGTTCAAAACTAAGTTTTCCTAAATAATCAGCAATTCCCGAGTTCCTCTAAACAGGAGTAGACCAAATGACATTTCAAGTATCTCCCGGCGTAAACACCTCCGAGATTGATCTAACTACAGTAGTCCCTGCCGTTGCCACCACTGGTGGTGCCGTTGCGGGTCCGTTTGCGTGGGGACCGGTGGAAATTGTTCGCCAAGTCACCAACGAAAACGAACTGGTTAAGATCTACGGAAAGCCAACCACGAACACCGCAAATGTGTTCTTCACTGGTGCAAACTTCCTAGCTTATTCCAACGATCTGCGCGTCTGCCGTGCAGCAAACACTGGTTCGTTCAACGCATTTGCAAACCTCAAGTCTTGCACAGCGTTCACTGGTGCTTCGACGCAGATTACCTCCGAAGAAGACTACGAAGCTAATCACCTGAATGGTGTCAGTAACACCTGCTTTGCAGCCCGTTATCCCGGCGTTTTGGGTAACTCGCTCAAGGTCAGCATTTGGGCAAACACCACGGTTGACATGAACACTTGGGAATACGGCGTCTACTTCGACAAGAAGCCGGGAACGAGCTATTGGGTCAAGTCCAACTTCCCATCGGTTGCAAACTCTGCAAACGACGAACTACACCTTGTTGTCGTTGACGAAGACGGCGCAATCTCTGGTGTCGCTAACACGATTCTTGAGAAGTTCGGAAATCTCTCCAAGGCAATCAATGCCAAGGACGAATCTGGTCAGTCGATCTACTACAAGGATGTTCTGCTTCGCGAGTCGAAGTATGTCTACTGGACCGGTCATCCCGAAGATGTAGACGGTCAGGTGGACGAGTGGGGTGTGGCTGCTAACAGCACGCACATCTTCACGCCGCTACACTCTGGCGCAAATAGCTACTCGTTGCTTGGTGCAGTCGATGCTGCCCTCACGAATGGCGACATTATCCGCGCATACGACAAGTTCAAGAATGCAGAAGAAGTAGATGTGTCCCTGATCATGACGGCAGGACACAACGAAACCATCAGCCTTGATGTTGTCAACAATGTTGCTGGCACCCGTAAGGATTGCATGGCATTCCTTTCGCCTAGCCTTGCAAATGTACAGGCAACGGATGCAACCACCGCAGTCATCAACTACCGTAAGAACTCGCTGGCAAATGTGTCTACCTCTTACGCAGTGATCGACTCTGGTTGGAAGTACCAGTACGACAAGTACAACGATGTGTATCGCTGGACTCCGTTGAACGGTGACACGGCTGGTCTTTGCGCACGCACGGATCAGGATCGTGGCGCATGGTTCTCGCCAGCAGGCTTGAACCGTGGTCAGATCAAGAACCTGATCAAGCTCGCTTACAATCCTAACAAGGCACAGCGTGACGAACTCTACAAGAACGATATCAATCCAATCGTATCGTTCACTGGTGAAGGCACGCTACTCTACGGTGACAAGACGCTGCTCGGACGCCCATCGGCATTCGACCGTATCAATGTTCGCCGTCTGTTCATTGTTCTTGAGAAGGCAATTGCTCGCGCTGCGCGTTCTAGCCTCTTTGAGTTCAACGATGAATTCACTCGCGCACAGTTCGTAAATCTGGTTGAACCATTCCTACGCACCGTGCAGGGTCGCCGTGGTATCTATGACTTCCGTGTGGTTTGCGACGAAAGTAACAACACTGCCGAAGTCATTGACCGCAATGAGTTCGTGGGTGATATCTACGTCAAGCCAACGAAGAGCATCAACTTCATTCAGCTAAACTTTGTGGCTGTAAGAACTGGTGTGAACTTTGAAGAAATCGTTGGTCAGTTCTAATAAATAAGAGTAACACTCTACAGGAGTATTAAAATGGGATTCAACGTAGATAGTTTCAGAACTACAATGCAGTATGACGGCGCACGCCCTAATCTGTTTGAAGTTGTGTTGGCATTCCCTAGCTTTGTCGAGCTAGGTGGTGTCGCATCCAACGCTTCGCGTTTCTTTGTCAAGTCCTCGCAGTTGCCGGGATCCACGATGGGTACGGTTGTTGTACCATACTTCGGTCGTGAAATCAAGGTAGCAGGAAACCGCACATTCCAAGATTGGTCTGTGACGGTTCTCAACGACGAAGACTTTGCAATTCGTAACGCATTTGAGCGTTGGCACCGTGGCATCAATGAGAATGTGCTGAATGTCCGTTCTCCTTCGGCAGTGTCCACTTCGCCAGCTACACCGGGTACCTCGTACACGGTTGATGCAGAAGTGTACCAGTATTCGAAGGGTGGTGGACAGCCAATCAAGAAGTACAAGTTCCATGGCATGTTCCCTAACGATGTTGGCACGATTGACCTTGATTGGGGCAGCAATGATACCGTCGAAGAATTCACGGTGTCGTTCTCTTATCAGTATTGGACCTCGGTGGATACTCGCGTATCTAACCCATCTACTGCTGCTGCCGCACAGTAATTGACTTGAGAGGGGTGGTTCACAATTGGACCACCCCTCTAATTTGACATGGAGTAAAT